ACTGCAACGCTTCCAGGAACGTCGGCGAAAAGAGGTTGGGGTTGGTGACGTACTTCACGAACCGAACCCAAGCGTCCTCCAGGTCCGTGTAGATGCGCACCACGTCGCTCGTGTCGGCATGGATCTCGTAGTCCACCGGAACCGCAGCCGTCGCCGTGTAGTGGTTGTCCGTGGCATCCGCCGGAATGATGCTGATGACGCGCAGCAACCCAGCCGGCAGCTCGTAGCAGTATTCCCACGCCGGATCATCCGACGTTGGTCTTGCCACCAGCGCCCGCTTGACGGTGGCGAGGTTCCAGTCGTGCGAGTCCAGCAGCTCGTTCACGCAGTCGGTGTAGTGCTCGGCGCAGACGGCGGCCTCGGCACTACCATCCGGCGGGGCAAGGGACGTGATGCGCTTGGCGTGGCCGATGAGGTCCAGCGCCGTGTTGCTGATGTCGACTGCGGTTACCACGGGATGGCCCTCGACGGTGATGTTGTAGGGGTAGGCGTTCGTCTCGAAGTAGTCGAAGAAGTTGGCGGCCGTCATCAGTTCGCCAGCAAAGCGAACGTTGCGGAAGGCGATGTCGTGCGGCGTGCTGTAGAAGTCGAATCCGGTGATGACGCCGATCTGCCCCGGCACCTGCTCGTGCGTCACGTCGTCGAACGACCAGTTGGCAATGCGCCCGCGTTGGTCACGGCTCTGCGCATCGTCGTAGTCGTCGAACGGGTAGTCCTCGTTCGCCAGCATCAGCCAGCGTGAAGCGTGTGGCCCCCAGAATCGCAGCCGCGTGAAGGTGACGTTGAAGCGGCCGAAGTCCTCTTGGCCGATGAACCCGTCCGACCACGCCTTGATGTGGCAGTTGCCGCCGTACACCGGGAACGCGATGCTGTCCGGGTTGTCGACGACGCCGATGTGGACGAAGTCGATCTCGTCGAAAACAGCCGTCGTGGTTTGGTTCGGCTGCGGCCAGTAGTTGAGGTGGATGTTGCTGTTCGCCATCGTCACGAGGAAGCATCCCGTGACCGTGATGGAGAAGTCAGTTACCTGCTCGCCCAACGTGAGGTTGTCGTCGCCAGAAAAGCTGAAGCAGTCTTGGATGAACCCCGAGAAGTCCGATCCTGGCTTGCCGCACAGTTGCAGGCCGTTGCACTCGTAGAACCACGGCGTGATTACCTGCACGCCGATATAGCGGTTGACGGCAACAAATTCGGTGTAGAAGGGCGTCCGCGCGATCGTGATGCCCTGGACTTCCGTGTTGTAGGTGAAGTTGACGAGGTTGTAGCCGAAGAACATGGCGTACCCCGTCTTGGTCGTGAAGTCCGTGATGGTCTGCACCTGCTCGCTGGTCGCGAAGTCGCCCAGCAGCGTCCCCACGCCCTCGACGATCGGCCCGGTGCCGGTGACGCCTCGCCAGTCGAAGCTGCCGATGACGACGGCGTTCGCGTCGATGTAGACGCGGGTGTTGGCCTCCAGTCGGAAGAGGCGCGTGATGACGTGGACGCCAGCGCCGAAGTAGAGCGCCCCGCTTGTCCAGTTGGCTGGCTTGAGCGTCAGCGTCCCGGTGCCGGAGCCGGTGAAGTCGATCGCAGCGCCGCCTGGAGTCCGAGCAAGCTGCAACGTCGCGCCCGACGGCGAAAGCACGTACACCGGCTCGTGGATCGACAAGGCGTCGCCAGTGACAGCCGGAAGCGTTCCCGTCGTGGCGATGGCCAGCCGCTGCCCTGCCGCCCAACCGTGCGCCGCGCCAACCGTCACCACGTTCGTCCCGGTGTCGATGCTGGAGATGGTGCGCGCGGTAACGGCGGTCCAGTTGGTGACGGTGCCGATAGATCGAGGCAGCGGTCGGGCGAAAACGTGGATCACGTTCGCGCGGTCGCCGTTGATCTCGACGCGCAGGTCCGTGCCCGTCGGGACAGCCATGGTGACGGTACTGCCGGCAACCACCGGGGTCACGATGCCGCCGGGGTAGACCACCACGGAAGTGATGGCCCCTGCCAGCCGCGTGATCGTCACCGTCGCCGTCTCGTCGGCCGTGAACTTCACCCACGACATCTCGACCGACTGGCCGAACGTCCAAGCAACCGATTGCAGCGCCGTCGTGCGCGTCAGGCCGTAGACGTAGCTGGTGACGCCGTTGACGGTCGCCGTAAAGCGCGTGGAGGCGTAGGCCGAAGTCCCCGGCCCTGCGTATACGTTGACCGTCATGGGCTAAGCACAGCCGGGCAAGAATGGCCGGCCGGCTCGGCCGATGGGGTCACTGCGGCTTCTTGAGCGTCTCGTCCTTCATCAGCTGCTCGAAAGACTTCGACGATTCGCGAATCTCCGAGAGAGCGTGAGGAGCCGTCTTGGTCGTCTTCTCCTTGACCTTCGGACGCTCCGACTCGTCGAACTTTTTCATCCAGCGAGCCAGCTTGCGCTCGTCGGGCCACTCGAATACGTCGCCGACTTGACGGATCTTGAGGTAGTGGCCAACCTTGGTTGCGACGACTTTCATGGATCAGATGGCGTTTGGAAGGAACGTGTACGCCGCAGAGTTTGCAGCGTCGGCCATGTAGCAAGTGATCGCTCCCGAGTCGAGACCGCCACCGCTGAAAGCCAAGAAGAGGCCCAAGTATCGCTGATACTGCCCCGTCATGTTCGGGATAGCAGAGTTGATCTTGATTTGCCCAGCCAAGAACGATGCGCTTGCCGCGATCGTTTGGTAATGGAGCGAGTAGGTGGCTCCCACGATGTCGGCCAACAAGCCGGGCGTGGCCCCACTGATGAGCCTGACCGTCAAGATGCACGGAGGCGTCGACTCGGCGAAAGTCGTGTCGCACGAGATGACGAGAGAAGCGGCGTCGTAAGGAAGCCCGCGCGTCCCCGTTCCCAGGTCGATTGTGTCGCTGACAAACAGATACTCCCCAACGCCTGGGATGAGCACCGAGGCGCGCATGTCGGCGTTTTCGCAGAAAACCAAGTTCTTGTCGACGTACACGGCTGCCTCTCAGTTGTTGGTGGAGGCCCCCAGCCAAAGCCAGGGGCCTTGTGCGATCAGGTCGTGCTGTCGATCGCGTTGACGTAGTGACGGACGGCGCTGTAGTCCAGCGTCAGGAAGGCGTCGATGGCACCCGCCGTCGTGTTCTGCGTGCTGACGAGGGCCTGGACGCCGAGGTATCGCTCGTAGCTGCTCATCGGCAACGCCATGGCGACCACAAGCGTTCCGGCCGGCAAGTTCGCCGAGGGGTTGGCCGTGGTGGTCGAGTAGCTGGCGCTCGTCCAGTGGATGGTTGCCGACGAGGCGTTCGGCGGGTTGTCGCTGGTGTCCGACACGAGGCGGAAAGCGATTGAACCGTTGCCGGCCGCGATCACGCCAGTCGTGACGCGGATGACGAGGTAGATCGGCTGGCCTTTGCCAAGGTCCACGGTGACGTTGCCGGGGGCGGCGCTAAAACCGCTCACGGCCTGTCGGTCGTAGACATCGCCGATGTTCTGCCAGGACGCACCTTGCGTCAGGACAACGCTCGTGGCGTTGCAAAACTCAGATCGGGAATCGAGGATCATTGTTGGTGTGCTCCTGGGCTCAGATGCCCGCCTCGGTGCTCAGGATGGCGTCGCAGCGACGCATGGGAACGCCACGGAAACGGTCCTGGGCGATGCCCTGGGCGTCATAGGTGGTCGTGTAGGCCAGCGTCGACTTGTTGTTCGCTTGGAGATCCCAAGCGTCCCACGCATCGCGGTTGAGGTAGAAAGCCGGGCGCACGCTGCCCATGGAGGGCATGCGACGGATGGCCTTGGCGCACAGGTCGGCGATCACCGGACCCGTCGAACCGGAGGCGGTCACGTTCTCCAGGTCGAAGTTGATGCGGACGACGTAGCGCCAGTCGCGCACCGAGAGGCCGCAATCCCACTTGTAATGGGTCGTGACCATCTTGGCCTTGCCGCCGTTGCTGTCAGTGTCCAGCTGGACGCCCATGTAGTGCGTCGAGAGACCGGCCTTGCTCCCCTTCGGGAAGATGCCGTGCACCGTGTTCGGACCCCAACCGATCAGCCAGATGCTGGTGTTGTCGTTGGCGTCCGGCGTCGCAGCGTCGGTCAGGATGTTCTCGCCGTTGGCCGCGCTCTGCGAGTTGAAGCGCACGTCGAAGCCGGTGAACTTCTCCGGTTCCAGCGCCTCGTTGCCGTAGAACAGGTTCGTCGAGAAGGCGTTGTTCATGCCTTGCACGAAAGCCATGTCCTCCGACTGGAGCCACGCCATCGACTTGCCGTTCAGGTTGAACAGCGACTCGTCGACTGCGGCGTACGCCTCCAGCATCGAACAGGAGTCCTTGACCTGCGCGGTCGTGCTCTTGGTCGGCTGGACGTAGCCGTAGAGCTTGCGGAAGGTCGGCGTCGGGAGACCCGTGCGGATGGTCGTCCGGTGGCCGGTGTACTCGTTGCCTTCGAGCCACACCATGTCTTTGAGGATGTCGTTGGTCTGCTCCAGGTTCTCGATGACCTGGGCGATGGAACCGTCCGGGTCGAGCCGGTTCTTCCAGTCCATCAGCGTCGGGTGCGTTGCGGCGAGCGTTGCCATCTGTCAGTCTCCTAGTCTCAGGTTCAGCCCTTGGCGGTCTCGTAGAACCGCTTGGCTCGTGCTTCTGGGTCGCCAGCGGCTGGAGGAGTTCGCTCCCCCTGGACGAGCTCGCTGTGCGGCGAAACGGACTTGCCAACGGCTGCGAGGAACCGGGCCATCGCCGGATGCACCGCAAGGCCGTTCATCAGCAAAGCCGCCACCTCGCCCTTCTTGTCGAAGGCGTGCAACGCCTTCTGCATCATGGGCTTGGTGAAGGAGTCGAACTTGTCGCCACCGAGGTCCGGGTCGGCCATCAGCTGCTCGCCCCACTGCTCCACCTGGGAGCGAAGCCCGGTCTGGACTTGCTCGTCATTGGCCGCCACCAGCTTCTCCAGCGTCGCCTGGGCGTCCGCTTGTGAGAGGCCGGCCTTGCGGGCCAGGGTGGTGAACTCGGCGTCGACCTTCTCCGACAGCTTCACGCCATCGGGGAGCTTCCACGCCTCGTACTTCTCGGGGGCTGCGGGCTTGTCGCCTTCCTTCGACTCGGCAGGCTTCAAGGCATCGAGCACCTTGTCGGCTGCGGTCTGCTGCTTCGGCGTCTCCGTTGCAGGCTTGGGCGCTTCTCCCTTCTGCTCGACGGCAGGGGTTGCGGGAGTCGCGGGGGCCGGCGTCGGCGACGCTGGTGCCACGGCGGTGGCTGTGCCTTGGTCAGTTGGTGTGGACAGGGCTGCGCTCATCGTGGTCCTCTTGCTCCATGAGGCACCGCGCGTCCCGTGCGTGCTCGCCAAGGCGCTGCCACAGCAGGCGAATCGGGGCAAGTTGCCCGTCGTCGTGCGCCATGGTCATCGCGTTGGGGTTGAACACCCCCGACGTGGGGGCCAAGTCCTGCCGCTCGGGATTGACGAGCCGCAGCACCCAGCGCATGAGGTCGCGTGCCTCTCGCTTCGTGAGCGCGTCCCGGATGAACAGGGTCTGGCGGGCCTTGGCGACGGTCTTGGCCTTCTCGGCCTCTGCGTCGCGTCGGGCCTTTTCGCCGGGCCGGAACGTCAGGTCTGCGCTCACGGCTACGACGCTACCGGACTATTCGCAGGGGCGCAAGTGGCACAGTCCCAAATCCGGGACTTGGGAATCCGGTGGGACCGTAGTTGCTCGGCCTTGCAAACCTTGCACTGCAAGGCTGAAAGGCGGCTTGGCGCGTAAATGGCGCGTATGCCCCCGCTCCATGGCGCATAAGTGGCGCGTCCGCCAAGCGGGGGAGACATGTCCAGGACATGTCCTCCCAGTGTCTCCCCGGACAAGAAAAAGGCCCGCCGCAGGAATGAACCCCGAGGCGGGCCAACGGTCCCAGCGGGTAGCGGACGCTGGACTGTCAGTTGGCGTACTTGCGCCACGCTGCGGCGCAGAAGCCGGCGGCGCGATCCGTGGACCAGTCCTCGCCCCACGGCAGCGACACGCCTTGCGCGGCGAGTTCCTGCACTACGGCGGGCGACGGCCCCTGCATCCACTGGGCAATCCAGCCGTCCATGGCCGGGCTCATGTGCTGCGTGAGGCCGAGGAGCCGCATGGCCAGCGCCGTGCCGACTTGCGGGCCGGTGTTGGCGTAGAGGTACGAGTTGGCGTACCACCGCTCGCGGAACTCCTCGTTCCACTGGGCCGGCGGGAGGTGCCAGAAGTGGCGGTTCCGATGCCGGCCGCGCCAGCCGTAGCGCCACTGCGGATTGCCCCACTGCCACGGCCCAACGTCGCCGTAGGCCAAGTCCTCTTGGAACTGCCCGCGCAGCACCAGCGGCCACAGGAAGCGCGGCACGTCGAGCATGTGCAGCGCGAACAGGACGCACGCCTTCCTGCCCTGATACCAGCCGCCGTCAACCTCCTGCTCGCGCCCGTCGAGGAACGCGCCCAGCAGATCGACTCCGGCCTGCACCAGCCGCACCGCGAGCCGCTGCTTCTGCTCGGCCGGGGCCGTGCTGCACAGCATCGTCAGCGCCACCGACACGCGGCAGGCGAACTGCCGGCCGTAGGGCTCGACCTGCGCGACGGGCGACCCGGTGGTGCCCCACATGTCGCCCACGTCGCCGATGAACGCGAACTTGGACTCCAGCCACTCGAACGTCGGCCGACCACGGCCCCACGCCGAGTAGTTGATGCCGAGCGAGTCGGGGTTGACCACGGACGGAAGCCGGTCGGCCTTAATGGCGCTCGACTCCAGCGGCGGCGCACCGACGCGCAGCCACCACACCAGTGCGTTGCCGGGGTCGCCCAGCGCCGGGCCGGCAAGGTGCAGCGGGTTCGGGGTCCACGGGACGACGTGCACCGCCGTCATCTCGTCGCACTGCGCGGTCGCCCCCTGCGTTGATGCCACGATCAGCACGTCGCCGACGCGCACGAAGCGGCCGACGGCGCTCTGCGTCTGCACGTCACGCGCGCCACGGGCCGGCGAGTTGATGACGCTGCCGACGTTGCCTTCGGTGGTCGTGTGGGACAGCAGCTGCACGCCGTTCGGGCCGTTCGGCTGCACTTCCCATCGGCCGTCTTGCAGCTGCGCCGACGCCATCACGCCCGACAGGACGATGCTGATGCTGTTCGTGGTCAGCGTGCGAATGCCTTCGGTGCCGACGGCCTGCGTTGCCGACAGGGCTGCGGCCTTGAGCGGGAACGGATCGGCGGCAGGCGGCAAGCCGAAGCACGACGCCAGCAGCAGGGCAAGGAATGCGGTAGTGGTTCGCATGGTTAGGCCGACAGCACCTTGAACAGCAGCGCCGACAGCCAGCCCGCGAGCTGGTTGGCCATGACGTTGCGGACGTTCTCGGACAGGTTGAGGGCGGTCGCCGTGACCACCTTGAGTTCCTCGGCCACGTCCTCACCGGCAGCCGCACGCGCCTGCAACTGGGCGAAGTCGACCGTGACGCGGGACACGAGGGCAATCTGCGCCGGGTCCGTGAGGCCGGCGTCGCGCTTGATCGTGTCCAGCACGCTGCGAATGTCGGTCACTTGCCACCCCCCGCACTCGCGCCATCCGGCTGGATCGCGCCGACTCGCACGCCCCATGCGTGCAGCATGTCGAGCCGCCGCTGCACCTGTTCGGGCGACAGGCTCGGGTCGTTCTGCACGTAGACGGCGTGGGCGGGGGCGATCGCGTCGTAAGTCGCGCGTTCGGCCGGGGTGGTGGTGCATGCGGCGAAGCACAGGAGCAAAAGGGCGAAACGGCTCATCGGGAAGTCACCTGCTTGTTGACGGTGTGCTGCTGCTGGTACTGCTGGATCTCGTCCAAGGTCTCGTCAATCTTGTCGAGACGACGCTCGTGAGCGTTCAACGCATCCTTGATGCCGTCGAGCTTCGACAGCACGCCAGCGGAGAACTGGGTGGCCAGCGCCATGAATTGACGCCAGCCGATCCACAGGAACACGCACAGCACGGCCCAGCCGCCCATGCGCTCGATAAGCTGCCCAACATCGGAGAGGGTCCAGTTCATGGTTTGTGCTCAGACGACGTAAGCGTCGAAGGTGACGTGCGCCCAGATCACCTGGGATGCGGTGGCAGTGCCCACGATGAACTTGGCCACGGTGGCCACGAACTCGCCGGGGTAGACAGGGATGGGCGCGGCGAAGGGCATGTACACGTCGCCATTCGTCGGCATGGCACCAACGGCCGCACCCACGGGCCACGTTTGGAAGCCGAGCGGGATGCGGCGCGGCGCCTTCGTGCCGCTCGCCGTGGCTTCGGCCGTCGCCATCGACACAGCCGTGTGCCCGTAGGCAAGCGACCACGCGAGCGTTGTCGCCGTCGTCGCCACAGCCGCGCCGAGGTTGGCCGCGCTGATCTTGACGCCGCGAATCATGATCGTGCGGCCAGTGATGGCAGCCGTGCCGGCGGGGTTCTGGTAGCTGGTGACGATGCCGTCCGTGACAGCCGTGGCCGCAGCGTTGAACCGCGCTTGCCCGCCGAACCCCGTCACCAGCGCCGCCGTGTTGGACAGCGCAGCCGCAGCCGTGGGGTCGTTGCTGTTCGCATAGCTCGCCGTCGTGCCCATCGTGCCGCCCGACTGGCCTTGCGATGCGTGCTGCCCAGCCCCCGTCATCGCGTCCACCGGGTCAACGGTGTGCTGCACGTCGGCTTGGTCGAGGGCCACGAACGCCACGCGCAGCTGCTGGGCTAGCCCCGTCACGCCCGTGTTGTAGGTGCGGAACGTGATCGGCAGAGCACCAGCGCCAACGGGGCCGACGCCAGCCACGTCGGCGAAGCGCGCGACGAGGATGTCATCAATCCAGAAGTTGGCACCGGAGAGGTGCAGGTCGATGGCGAAGTTTCGCGTAGTGGCAGCGCCGATGCGCGTGCCGAAGTTGAGCGCCGCCGACTGCGACTCGCTGCCGTTGACGTTCAGGACGCAGCGCAGTTCGCCGGCAGCGTTCAGGCGGAAGAACGCGCCATCCGTCGGGGCCGTCGTGCCGGTGGCGAGGAGCAGTCCCCACTCCGTCACGTTGCTGGTCTGCGGAACGTTCGTGATCTGCGCCCTACACCGGAACGAGATTCCGCCCGAACCGCGCGTCGGGAACATGCGGTAGGACGTGACGCGGGCCACGGCGGCGTTGGCCGTGCTGCTGCCGCTGTTGAGCGTCAGGTAGCCGCTGCCCTGCACGACCGTCATCGTGGTCACGGGCGACGTGTAGAGCGCCGAGTTGATCGCCGCCGAGTTGAACCACTCGCTATGCAGGTTCTGGTCGATGCCGACGCGGACGCGGTAGTCCTCGGTCGCCTCGGGGGACTTGATGCTGCGCGTCCCCGTCACGTCGCCTGCGTCCTGCTCGACGAGGATGGCGGCATGCCCTGCGCGCGAGTCATCCATCGGCAGATTGACGAGGAGGTTGTTCTGCGCGTCGACTTCCGCCGTGTTGGTGCTCGGTCCCTGAATCAGCGTCACAGTAGCTCCCTCACTTCGTAGGCGATCGCGCGTAGGCCCATCACGAGCCAGGGGCACGACCAGTAGACAACTGCCTTCTCCGTCTCGGTCACGATGCCGGCATACGTCACCGGGTCGGCCGATGCCCTGTCGCCTGCGTCGCTGTTGGACAGCGTGCGAGGAATCTCGCTCACGATGACCATGCTTCCGACGGTCGCCGGGGTAAGGATCGTGATCTCGAACGAGCCTCCGGTGGATGGAGTCGAGCCAAGGTCGACTTCCAGCCAGTAGACGCCGCCGCCTCCACCGCCACCGCCGCCGATGACGGCGCCGATTTCCGTGAGCGTCGCCGACAGGATCTTGCCGCCATCGAGCACCGCGACCGTGCTGGAGCCCGACAGCGTGCCGGACGTGTTGCCCGCTGGATCGACGACACCCGGAGACAGGTTGTCCCGCACCACCGACGCCGTTTTCTGCGCCTGCTGGATCGCCACGCGCCGTTCACCGGCACGCTCGCGCGTCGGGTTAGCCGTTGGCCCGGAACTCCTCACGACGCACTCCGGCAGCAGTCGCACGCCCACAGTCGGACGCCGAGCCTATCGAAGCAGTCGAGCAGCGCGTTGACGCCGCACAGTTCGCAGTCGTTGTAGATCATCAGACTGTCGAGTAGCCGGTAAGTGCGTCCAACGCCGAGCCCGTGCCCATGGGCGTTTGGCCAAGATCCTTCGCCGTAGCGGCCTGCTGCTGCGCCATGGCCAACTCGGCCTGCTGCGCTTGTGCCGCCGCCCGTGCATCCCGCAGCGCCTGCACCTGATCCTTGGACATGACCGCTTTCGCCGGCACGCCCAGGTTTGATGCGGAGTCGCGCAAGATCCAGTCGGTGTCGACGCCGTCCCAGATGGACGGGTCCGCCTTTGCTTGCGCCATGCCACCGACGAGCATCAGCCAGCGTTCCACCGCGTTGACGCTCACCGCCTTCTGCGCTTGGTAGAGCACCGACAGGAACTCGGGCGTGAAGTCGCGGCCTTGCAGCAGCTCCGGCGGGGGCGGGAGAGCACCGCCTTCCTGGAGGTAGTAGTAGATCAGTTCCAGCAGCGGCACCAACAGCTCGTCGTGCAGGTTCTGCATGACGGGGCCGAGCATCAGCATCTTTTCCTCGACACGCTGCGCCACCTCCGTGGCCGTCATCTTCGTGTCGACGCCGGCCATCGCCAGCATCTGGAACAGGTCTAGGAACAACATCTGCTGGATCTGAACGCGCACGTCCGCCATCGACGCACGCAGCCAGCTCGGGTCACTCGGTTGCTCGATCAGCCTGCGCACGCCACCGCTTGGCGTCGTCTGGTCGTAGTAGGTGATGCCGTTCGGCGACGTGTCCACGTCGTCGTTCTTCAACACCGTTGGCACCTGCACGGGCGGTTCCGCCTCACGCGCTATCGCCTTGCCCTCACTCAGCGTCTGCAACTGCAACTGGCGCACGAACGGAAGCGCCTCGCTCGCCGGGCTGTAGCCGTAGATGTCCTCGCCTTCGCGCTTCCAGCGGGGGGCCAGCACCGGGAAGTGGCGATACCCGCCTTCCTCCAGCAAGTCCGACTCATCCTGCCGACTGCCCGGTTCGTAGTAGTAGCTCGCCCACGGCATGTCCAACGCCAGCGGAGACGACATGGAGCGACGGCTGCGCGGCTCAATGGCGTGCACCACCTTGCGCCAGCCGTCCCACTCGCCACGGGCGTAGGCATCTTTGATCTGCTGCGAACAGGTGTCCGGCCACCGCTCGACGATCTGGGCAATCGTCATCCAGATTTCGCGGTAGCACGCATTGACCTTGCCCTTGCTGTCCTGGCCGAGCCAGTAGCTACCCGTGACCATCGGGTGCAGGTGAATGACGTTGTCGAAGTCCGGCAACGCCAGCGCGGCCCCGGTCCCGAACACCACAAGCTCCCGGTAGATGTGCGGCAGCACCCGGTACGTGTTCGACTTCTGCAACGCCCGCCGCTGAATCGCGGTCACTTCGTCCAGGTAGCGTTGAACGTCGCTTTCCTCCAGCGCCTCCTGGTCGTCCAGCGTGTTGCGGTGCCACTGACGCGCCGGGCTCGTCGTGTTCGACATGATGCCGGCGACACAGCGGTTCACCGCCAGCTGCCCGGTGGCATCGTAGACGGCCTCTTGCCGCGTCCCTGCCTTGCCACTGGCAGGGTCCGCATCCACATTGATCCGCGCGCCGCTCGGGAACTGTTCCTCCAACTCCACCCACATCGACTCGTGCCGGGTGCGGTTGGCCTTGAGACCAGCAAGGCGCCGGTCCAGCCAATCTCGACGACGGGTAGGCGTGCCGACGGCGGCGACCATCAGCCCCCCAGCGCCGAGCTACGGCCAAGGCGGAGGCGGTTGAGAGCGACGCCAGCGGGACCGGACAGCATCGAGCTGATGCCCATGCCGCGCTCGCCAGCGAGAAGGGCGGACACGTCGGCTGGACGGCGCGCGGCCCTCCGTTGCGCCTCGGCCGCCTGCCTCTCCTGGCGAAGTGCAGCGTCCTCGGCCGTCTGCTGCGCATCGGCTTGCATGGCCAACCCGCGCTTCTGCGCTCGGTTGCCACGCTCCCCTTGAACCACGCCGTACACCAGCCCGGCCGCCGCAATCGCCGCTTGAACGTAGCCCATCAGGTCAACGCCTCCTCGTACGTGTGCTCGACCAGCCGAACCGCCCCGCGATTCGCGAGACGGGCCAGCAGCCGGTCAAACTGGGTGTCATGGCCCGCGCCCCACAGCAGCACTTCGGCCCCCTCCGCCCGCGCCGCATCCGCAAGGCACGCGCGCAGCTGCCGCCACAGGCCGAACGACCGCGCGACGGGATGCACGTAGCACCACGTGACCACGCACAGTTGCCGGCGATCGTGGGGCGACACCGCCAGCGTGCCGACCGCGTAGCCAACTAGCCGCAAGTCATCCCACACGGCCAGGGAGAACGCACCGCCAGCGACCTCGGCCGCTTCCATCGCGCGCCAGTCGGGGTCGGCATGATCGAGCCCAAAGACCTCGGCGTAGTGCGCCCGCGTCAACCCGTGCTCGTTCGCACGGATCTGCGCGATGCTGCTGCGGCGGATGGAATACGGCGGCACCGTAGCAGGCTAGCAGTTGCGGTGCGCCGTAGCAAGCGGGAGCTAGTCGGCTGGCTTGTTGTAAACCATCGTCAGCATCTTGCGCACCTCGGCGCGGCTAATGAGCATGCGCCCACCGCGCCCCATGTCGGTTCGGAATGCGCGCAAGCGGCCCTTGTTGACCCACATGCGGATGGTTCGCGCGGTCACGTGCATTTCGGCCGCGATCTTGGACGGAGGGAGGAGGTCGTTCGGGATGTCGTCGTGGCTGTTCATGTTCGGATTGCTACCGCGCGCCACTATTGCGCGCAGCAGTATCCTTACACGTCACCGCCAGCCGTAGCAAGCGGGTGGCTATCGCTTGGCGGGGCGGAACGGATTGAAGGCGTCGCGCGACTTCCGTTGCGGCCGCAGCGGCAGGTCTTCAAACGTCACCTTGCTTACCGGGGCCGCGAACGTCAGGGCCAGGGCATCGGCGATGTCCGGGGACGCGCCACCCTTCAACCGCGCCTTGATGTCGTCTTTCGACTCCAGCACCTTACGGCCTGCCGAGTCGAACCAGTAGGTGGGCGTGGCCAGCTCAGTCTTGAGGTGCACGTCGTTCGGGATCGCGCCGCCGCCCCGTAGCCAAGTCGCCATCTCGCACCACATCTCGCTGCGCCGCTTGTCGAACAGGTGCGACGCCAGCGCCTTGCCACCGAACGGCACTTCGATGATGCGGCCGTGGCCCAACTGGCGAAGACGGTCTATTACGCCGCTTCCCGACCCGGCGTCGACGAACACAGCGTCGGGACTGTGCGCGACCATCTGGCTGGCCACGATGTCCGCCAGCTTCATGTTGTCGACCCCCCTGTGGACGATCGGCGGGAAGGCGACAAGGCCCCGGCGCATGATGATGACGGACCTGTCATCCCCGAACCGGGCAGGATCGACGCCTAGCACCGTAGCCGCATGGGCAACGTCGCGCTCCGTGTAGCTGCGGCGGGCAGCGTCCTCGACTTCCTGGAGCGACAGCAGCTGGTCGACGCCACCGGCCGAGAAGTCGCACAGGTATTCGCGTGCGAACGACCCCTCCGGCATGTCGGCGCGAAGGCGAGCAACTTCGGCCGGGTCAATCGCTTCCGTGTCGTCGACGGTGTAGCGGGCAGCGTTCCAGTCCGCTTTGCCTGATGCGCCGAAATACAGCTCCGAGAACAGGTTAATGCCGTTCGGCGTGCCGATGAACATCGCCCAGCCAAGGCGGTCCGACAGCGCCGGCTGGAGAATGTCCGTCCAGACCTCCGGCTTGATCTGCGCAACTTCGTCGATGACGCATCCGTCCAGGCGCACGCCACGCAGCGCATCGGGGTTATCCGCGCCCCACAGCCGAATCACGGCGCCGTTATGGGCGAATACGATGGCAAGATCCGCTTCCCGGATGTCGACGGCGCTCCTACGGCGCAACGGCTCAACCTTGGCCTTCAACCGTGCCCAAGCGATGCCGCGCGCTTGGCTTAGGAACGGCGCGAGGTAGGCGAACAGCGGCAAGGGGTGCTTGCATTGCATCGCCTTGTCGAGCAGCTCCATCAACGCCATCTCGGTTTTCCCGGCGCGTCGATGGATCGCGTAGACCGAGAAGCGACGCCGCTTGCGGTGACACTCCGCTTGCCACCTGCGCGGCCGGTAGTCGATCACGATGCGGTCGACCGTCACGCGGCGTTACTCGTCGTTACCGGTAACGTCGGGGACGCCTGTGACGACGTTCAGGGACACGCCGCCGCTGTGCTCAACCTGCGCCTTGTCGCCGAAGTCCTTCGGCAGACGCTTGGACAAGCGCCACTTAAGCCAGTCCAGGCGAGTCCGCTGCGCAGCCGCGTCAACCGAGTCCTCCGGCTTCCGCATCGCTTCCCGTTGCGCAACGGCTTCGTCATGCTCGACGCCAGTTTCGTGCGCGCGTGCGTACGCGGCTGCCAACTCAGGATCTGCCATCCTCCATTCCTTGAACGCTGCCCAGCTCGGCATTCCATCCTTGCCGTTGCAAACGTCGCAGCCGAGTTCGCCGTTGGCTACGCGTTCCAGGACGCGTTCGACCATTTCAGGCGTGCGGATAGTTGGCCTTCCCATGGTTCATCCTGCGAAGCTGGCGCGGTTGTGTTCGGATGGTGCTTCTTTGCCAGCCATAAGCATGGTGTCAACTGGAGCGTTCTTGCGGTCCGGCGTCAAGTAGCACGGTGACATCGTTCGGATGTACCGCGTTTGTATCGTAGGTAACTTCGCGCGAATCCCTATCTACCCTCTGCTTTCTACGGTGAAGCCGTGAACGTGTACGTTCTGGCGTTCTGAGCAACCGCAGCAGAGCAGAAGCATGGGAGGGAACTTCCAGTTCCCCCCATCACCCCCCTCGGGCCGGTCGCTGCGCTCCCTGGATTTATCTCAGAGCGCCTAGAGGCGCGCAGAAGGCAATCCGCAGAGTGCTCCGGTGCAAGTTGCCGCAGTACTGACGCGAGTCGCGCAAGATTTTTCGCGTCGTAACGCTTGTGGTGACGGTCGCTTGCAACTTCCCGATGCGGATTTGTAGTCGCAACGGTTGACATTCGGGGCGAGTTGGCCGATAGTGTGGGCATGGAACCCAACGCTTCCCCCGTCTCTCAGATCCGCACCGCCCCCGCTTGCATGATCCGCACGCGGTTCCTTGGCCCGACCGACCACAAGGGCGCGCGCGTCGTGGCCGAGTTCCTTGCCGACAAGCGCACCCGCGCAACCGTCTCGTGGGACTACAGCCACTGCGGCAGCGAGGGGCATATCCCCGCTGTCCTGGCGCTGGTCGCGAAGGCGAACAAGCAACGCGCCGAATGGGGCTGGCCGCGCATCGACGTGCTTTCGCTGCTGTCGTGCGGCGAGGATGGCGGCGGTTACGTGTGGTGCGTGGTGGAGTCGAAGGAGGTGAGCAAGTGAACGCTCC